GGAGCCTACAGCGCCGGCCAGATACAACCCGCCGCAGCCGCCCTGCGCAAACGCTATAAGCGCTGCAAATTCCTGGTTTGCGCCGACGACGACTGGCTGCAAAAATGCCGCGCGTGCGGTGTTTACACCCCGGTCAAGGATGCCCTGTGCGCGCATTGCGGCCAAGCGCATGGCAAACGCAACGCCGGCCTGGACCGCGCCAGCGAAACCGCCCTCGCCGTTGAAGGCGTCGCCTTCGTTCAGCCGGTGTTCAGCGATGAACGACCGGGCGACAAGAAAGGGCCGACCGACTTCAACGACCTGCACGTCGCCGAATCGCTCACCGCCGTCCGCATCCAGATCGAAGCGGCCATCGAGCGCGCCGGCTTCAAGCCTGCCGCCCCTGCCCTGGTCGCGCGGGGCACCTCACAAGGGGGAGCGGGGCAAGGCGACGAACCGCCCGCCACACACAGCACAGAACGCCGCGTGGCCGTCTCCACCCTGCCACTCGACGACCTGGTGGATCGGTTTATCTACGTCGACGATGAGACGGGCGACTTCGCCTTCGATACCTGGACTAAACAAGTCGTCAAACTGTCCAAAGTAATCAAATTACTGCCGGCACGGGTGCGCTTAGACGACGTGAAAGACCACCCAGTATGGAAAGCGCGCGCCGTCTATATCGACCAGATCGGCTTCGACCCCGCCGGAGAAGACAAGAACGTTCTCTGCAACCGCTGGACTGGCTGGCCAACCAAGCCCCGGCAAGGCCAATGCGAACGCCAGCTCGAACTGCTGCGCTACCTGTGCAGCAACGAACCCACCGGGGCCGACATTTATCACCACATCCTCTGCTGGATGGCCTACCCGCTACAGAATCCCGGCGCCAAGCTGAAATCCGCCATCGTGATCCACGGCCCGCAAGGAACCGGCAAGAGCATGGTGTTCGAAAGCTACGCGAGGATCTTCGGCGACTACGCCATGATCCTCAACCAGGGCGCCATCGAAGACAAATTCAACGCCGACTGGAGCGAACGCAAACTGTTCATCCTGGCCGATGAGATCGTCGCCAAGTCGGAAATGCACCACCTGAAAAACCAGCTCAAGAACTTCATCACGGGCGACTGGGTACGGGTCAACCCAAAAAACGTGGCCGCGCACCGTGAGCGCAACCACATGAACATCCTGTTCAGCAGTAACGAAAACCAGCCCGTGGTAATCGAAAACGACGACCGCCGGCACTTGGTGATCTGGACACCGCCAAAACTGCCGGCTGATTTTTACGTCGAAGTTGCCGAAGAAGTCGAAACCGGCGGCGTCGCCGCGTTGCACCACTACCTGCTCAACTACGACGTCGGCGACTTCAAGCCCTGGACGCTGCCGCCGATGACCCAGGCCAAGCGCGACCTGATCGCCATCGGCGCCGACAGCATCGAACGCTTCCTCGGCGAATGGCAGGGCGGCGACATCGACGGCATCCCATTCTGTCCATGCGGAACCGGCGACCTCTACCGGCTGTACCTCAGATGGTGCCGCGAGAATGGCGAGAAATACCCACGCACAAGCGCCCAGTTCATGGGCAACCTGGCCAAGCGCGAAGGCTGGATCAAAGCCCACAAAGACCGCCTGGAAAACCTCAACGACCACGGCAGCGTCATCCGCCAACGCATGATCATCCCGCCAGAGTCCGCCCTGATCGCAGCCAAGGAAACCGGCAAAGACTACCGCCGCAAAGACACACAGACGCAGTTGCAATGGATCAGCGGCTGCTTCTTCGACTTCCGCACCGCCGTCGATTCTGGATCGCAGCCATGACAGACCGCACGCCCGCACGCCTGACCGCACACTCAACCGCACGGGCTAATCCCGCTGCCACAGCGGAACCGCACGGGCGAACGGCTATGTGCAGGCGCACGCACACAAGCGCAATCAATACCACACACCAAACACACGCACACGCGGGCCTCACGCATGTACGCGCAGCGGCGTGCGGTGGTGTGCGCCCGTGCGGTCGCGCTGCCAGCGCGGCCTGTGCCCGTGCGGTCAGGCGTGCGGGTGGCGTGCGGTTGTGCGTGCGCGCGTTTCACACCCACACGCATTTCTAAAAAAAGGAAATAGAGGAATGGATAGCAAAATGGAAAACAGCCAACAACGCGCCACAAGCCCTGTTTTATACGCCGGCGATGCTTTACCTATACATGGGCATAGGGAAGGCGAAGAAAACGCGAAAAACGCGGCATCCGTGGCTAACGCCGCGCACATCGAGCATCTCGCCGTCGCGGACCTGACGCCCTACGCCCGCAACAGTCGCACGCACTCCCCGGAGCAAGTCGCCCAGGTCGCAGCCAGCATCCGCGAATTCGGCTTCACCAACCCGGTACTGATCGACGCCGAGGGCGGCATCATCGCCGGGCATGGCCGCGTCATGGCCGCGCAAAGCCTCGGCCTTGAAAGCGTGCCGTGCATCCGCTTGGCGCACTTGAGCGACGCGCAAAAACGCGCCTACATCATCGCCGACAACAAACTGGCGCTGAATGCCGGATGGGACAATGAAATCCTGGCGCTAGAACTGAAGGATTTAGGCGACCTCGGCTTCGACCTGGAGCTTACCGGCTTTGAATTGGGCGACATTGACCAACTGCTGGCGCAACTGGACGCCACGCCGGAAGGCGAAACCGATGCCGACGCGGTGCCGGACGTGCAGGCCGAAGTGGTGACGCTGCCGGGCGACGTGTGGCTGCTTGGCAAGCATCGGATCATGTGCGGCGATAGCACCAGCGCCGACCATGTTGCAACGCTGCTGGGGGGGGGCATGCCGCATCTTATGGTTACTGACCCGCCGTATGGCGTCGAGTACGACGCAGACTGGCGCAACCACGCGATACGCGCAAATGGCTCTGCTATCGGCGGGGGAGCCGTCGGCAAGGTAGAAAACGACGACAAGGCCGACTGGCGCGAGGCGTGGTCGCTGTTTCCTGGCGAGGTGGCATACGTTTGGCACGCTGGAAACAAGGCAAACGTCGTCGCGGATAGCCTGATCGCGTGCGGATTCGATATCCGAGCACAGGTGATATGGGCAAAAAACCAGCTCGTCATCGGGCGCGGCCACTACCACCCCAAGCACGAGCCTTGCTGGTACGCGGTCAAGCAAGGCGGAACTGGGCACTGGCAAGGCGACCGCAAGCAGACGACGCTGTGGGAAATCAACAAGCCGCACAAAAGCGAGACCGGGCACAGCACGCAAAAGCCGGTCGAGTGCATGTTGTGGCCGATCCAGAATAACAGCGCGCCCGGAGACTCCGTTTACGAACCATTCTCCGGCAGCGGAACCACCCTGATCGCCGCCGAACAAACCGGCCGCATCTGCTACGCGATGGAACTCTCCCCGGCCTACGTCGACGTTGCCGTTCGCCGCTGGCAGCAATACACCGGCCGCCGCGCGCTTCATGCAACCACCGGCGCAGAGTTCCCGGCATGACGCAGTGTTTTCAAAGCCCGGTAAATGGTGGACAGCGCAATTCCCTCGGCTTTTGCCGCCGCGTAAGCCGTTTGACCTGCCTTTACCCTGGCCAGCGCGCGTTCGGTGGCGGAAGAAGTCTTGCCGCTCATGCTGCTTCGTACCCGGCGGATTTCAGCAGGCTAGCTTCGCGGTTGGTGGCGGGAACCCAAAAGCGGCCATCGTCACCAAGTAAAACCGGGGTCCAGTATGTTTGGCGCATCGCTACGGTTTGGGCCATTTCCAAGCTGCTGAATTTGCTGGTGTTGCGGAGGGCGATTTCGGTGCGGGTCATGTTGTGCTCCAGGTGCGTTGTTGATGGTGTAACTATAGAGCATGATGCTATATATAGCAAATATATTTTCAACATTTTTTAAAACAAATCATGACCCTCGACCTCAACACCGTCCGCGCCGACTTCGCCGCCTACCTCGGCAGTAACGCCAGCCGCCGCCACAGTCTCGACGCCGCGCTGATGTACGTCGTCGAGGCCGCTTACCAGAAAGGGCTGTCCGATGCCTTGCTTGTGCCCGCAGTGCTGCGCGACGCCATCCCCAACCTGGGCGCCGGCGTGGCGGTTGGAAACGGAAGCGCGGATGGTTTTGAGCTGGCCGCTGTGGCGCCGACAGGAATATCTGAAGATTCCGGCGGTACAGGGCAGGGTGGAAGAGCTGAAAGCGGAACTGCTGCGCCTGCATGCGCTGCGACAGGCGAAGCCGTGAAAGGTGGTCCGCTGGCGCGGCTGGCTGGTATGTGGTGCAACGACCCCATGTTTCAGCGCTGGATAAAAGCGCTGTCACCGGACCTGTGGGATCGCTACGCCGCCAAAGCGCAAACCGGCGACAGCGACCACCTGATCGCCGGCAACATCATCCGCCACATGGTCGGCGTCAAAACCCGCGCTGAACTCGACCACAACGAAGCCGCCGCGCAGCTATTCCAGCGACTGATCCGTGCGCCGTATATCGCGCACATCAAGGGCAACCCGTAAAGGCCACCGATGACCCGCGAAACCCAGTCCGCATTTGCCCGCCGCATCGGCCGCGCGAAGTCCTGGATTACCCAGCTCAAGGAAGCCGGCCGGCTGGTGATGGATAACGAAAGTGGGCTGGTTGAGGTCGAGGCCAGCATCGCGCGCATCGCCGAGACGGAAAACCCCGCGCGCTCCGGGGTGGCGGAGCGTCACGCCGAACATCGCCAGCGCCAGGACACGCCACACGGAAACACCTCCACACCCGGCACGCCGCCGCCGATGGAAAAAATCGGCCAGCAGTACAAATACTGGCAGGCCGTGAAAATGAAAGCCGACGCCGAACAGGCGCAGATGGACCGCGACCGCAAGGCAAACGACCTGGTGCCGCGCGATGCCGCCAACTTTGCGATGGACGATCTCTCTGCCGGCGTGCGTGGCCGGCTGGAAAACATCCCGGACCGCTGGGCGCCGGTGCTTGCGCCGTTGTCCACGCTGGATGAACTGCGCGCCGCGCTGATCGAGATGGTGGAAGACGAACTGCGCGCGATGGCCGAACAGCAGCGCAAGCGCGCCGATGAACTTGCCACCCAGCCCGCCGCCTGAACATGGCCGACCTCGCCCAGCAATCCGCCCTCGCCATCCCTTCGCTGGTCCAGCGCGGCGCGCGCGGCATTGCGCCGCGCCAGCGCCTGACCCCGTCGCAATGGGCCGACCATCACCGCTGGATATCGAGCAAACAATCCGGCGAGCCGGGCAAGTGGCGCACCTCGCGCAACCCGATGCTGGGCGAGATCATGGACGCATTCTCGCCGTACAACACGGTGCGCGAGATCTGGGTGATGAAGTCGTCGCAGGTCGGCGTGACGGAAGCCACGGTCAACGTAACCGGCTACTACATGCACCATTCGCCCTGCCCGGTGATGATCTTCATGCCGACGGAGCAGGAACGCGACAAGTGGAAGGCGCAGAAGCTCAACCCGATGCTGGCCGAAACCGCCTGCATCCGCGACATGCTGGGCGGCCTCAAAAGCCGCGACGCCGCCAACCGCGCCGACATGATCGACTTCCCCGGCGGCATCGTGTTCCTGGCCGGCGGCAACTCGCCCAACAGCTACGCGCAAAAATCTGCCAAGGTCATCATCGTGGACGACTTCGACCGCTTCCCGAGCGAGATCGGCGAAGAAGGCGACCCAGAAGGGCTGGTGCGTGGCCGCTGCAAGGCTTTTCCCAGCACGCACAAAATCGGCTTCATTTCCACCCCGACGATCAAAGAGGCCAGCCTGATCGAGCGCGGCTTCCTGCGCACAGACCAGCGCCGCTACCGCGTGCCGTGCCCGCACTGCGGCCATGTGCAACAGCTACGCTGGGGCAACCTCAAATGGGACCAATCGCGCGCCGTGCCGGCCTGGGCGGAATACGAATGCGAGCAATGCGGCAAGGGCATCGGAGAAAACCACAAGCCCGGCATGTTGCGCGATGGCATCTGGGTGCCGGACATGCCCGAGATTGTCACTCGGCGCGGCTACCAGATCACCGCGCTGACCGCGCCCATTGGCCTCGGCCCCTCCTGGCTTTCGCTGGCGCAGGAATTCCTCATTGCCAAGCAAGACCCCGGCACGCTGAAAACATTCGTCAACCAGAACCTGGGCGAGACCTGGGAAGACCAGACCAGCAAACTCAAGCCACACGACCTCGCCCGCCGCATGGGCGCGCACGACCTACGCGACATCCCGCCCGGCGTGTTGGCAATCACCGCCGGCATCGACACGCAGGACGAATGGCTCGCCGTTACCCTGCTCGGCTGGGGCGCTCCGCTGCGCGAAGATGGCCCGCCGCGTTTGTGGATACTCGACTGGCACGAGATCCGCGTCGCGCAAAAAGACACCACGCACGTCGAACTGTGGGACGAACTGGAAGCGTATTTGCACCTACCCATCGTCAACTCCTACGGGCGGCCGCTCAAGATCAGCGCCGGCGGCATCGATAGTCGCGGCCACCGCAGCCAGGAAGTGCGCGCCTTTGTTACCCGGCACAGCCTGCGCGTTCCGGTCTATGCCGTGCAGGGCGCCACCACCCGCATCAACCGCCCCATCGCGCAGGCCGCCAGCGATGCCGACAAATCGCGCAAGGGCAAGGTCTACCGCGATGCCTATGGCGTGTGGAACGTCGGCACCGAATACAACAAACAATGGATCTATGGCCAGCTCGCCGCCGACATGGAACGTGCCGAGGATGAGCGCACCTTCATCTTCCCAGGCGGCCTGCCGAGCGACTATTTCGACGGTCTGCTGTCCGAAGTCTACGACCCGGCCAAGCGCCGCTTTGTGCAGAAACCCGGCGCCCGCTACAAACGCAATGAACCCATCGACACGCTCGACTACGCCTGGGCCATCGGCCACCACAAAGCCATCTTGATCGGCATGCGCCACACCCGCGATGGCTTCGCACCAAATCCGGCCTGGTGGAAACGCAAGGCGGAAGAACTGGAACGCGCCGTTGACACTGGCCAGATCGCGCAAACGCCAGTCGCCGCCATCCTGCCGCCGCTACATCATCACCGCGCCCTGCCGCGCGGCATCGCCCGGAGATAAAATGGCCACCTTGCGCGAGATCATGAAGTTCATGTGCGACTGCGCGGCGCAATCAGGCCACACGTTCAGCGACGAAGTGGCGATGCAGTTGGAGCAACAACTGCGGCGCAGTTATGGCGGTGATCGGATTTACATCCCGCCGGCCGATTCGCGCAAAGACCCGGAACGCGGCGAGGCCATCCGCCAGGCGGCGCGCACACTGCCGCGCGGCGTCATCTGCACCCGCTTCGGCATCAGCCGGCAACTGGTATCGCACCACCTCAAGAAAGGCAAAAACCCGGCCGCATAGTTTGACGGGGCCGCCCTAATCTGGCCGCATGGAAATTGCGACCACCGAACCGACCTCACTGCGTGCCGGCGATACCTGGGCCTGGTCGCGCCAGCTTGCCGACTACCCGGCAACCGCCTGGACGCTGACCTATTATTTCCGCAACGCCACGGCCTACTTCGACATCGTCGCCACCGCCAATGGCAGCGACTACGCCATCAGCGTCGCCAAGGCCAGCACCGGAAAAACCGCCGGCTGGTACGACTGGACCGCGTTTGTCGAATCTGCCACCGAACGGCATCAGGTTGACGCCGGACGCTGCCAGATTCTGCCCAACGTCTCCGCCGCCGCCGTCAGTGATGGCCGCACGTTCGCCCGCCGCATGCTGGATGCCATCGAAGCCGCGCTCGAATCACGCGCAACTGGCGACCAGCTCGACCTGATCAGCGCCGGCACTGGCGACCGCAACATCGGCCGCGATAAGGATCGCCTGATGCAAATCCGCACTCAATTCCGCCTTGAAGTGCGCGCCGAAGAAGACAAGGAACGCCGCGCCAATGGCGGCGCCGGGCGCAACCGTATCGTGATGGTGGGCTGATGCAAACCGCGATCCAACTCGATGAAGTGACCCTCGGCCCGGTGCGCGTTATCGCCCAGCGTCGCGCGCCTGCCGCGCCGCGCCGGCTGGAAACCTGGAACCAGATCGCGCAACTCGCCACCCGGCCGCCGCGCGTGCTCAAGTCGTTCAAAGCTTCCGGCGAATACAAGTCCGGCAACGTCGAGCGCACCACCGCCCGCTGGAACAGCAGCCAGGCCGATGCCAACCGCGCGCTGCGCTACTCGCTGACCACCATGCGCGCCCGTTCGCGCACGCTGGAACGCGACGACCCTTACGCCAAGAAATTCCTTGGCCTGTGCGAGACAAACATCATCGGCCCGGACGGCATTACCGTGCAAAGCCGCGTCGAGGAAATCGCGCCCGATGGCCGCGTCATTTCCGACACCGCCGCCAACCGCATCATTGAGCGCGAGTATTTCAAGTTTTCCCAAGCCGGCAACTACGACGCCACGCACCTGCTCAGCCGCGCCTCGTTTGAGCGCCTGTTCATTCGCACCGTCGCCCGCGATGGCGAAGTGCTGGTCAAGAAAATCGACGACAAGAAAAGCCGCTGGGGGCGTCGCTACCAACTGCTCGAAGCAGATTGGCTGGATGAGACGTACAACGAAGACCGCGCCGATGGCACGCGCATCATCATGGGCGTTGAACTTGCGCCCAGCGGACAGGCCATCGCCTACCATCTGCATACCCGGCATCCGGGCGACATCGCCGGCAGCAAGCGCGGCGAGCGTGTGCGCTACAGCGCCGACCAGATCAAGCTGCACTTCCTACCCACCCGCGCCGGCCAGGTGCGCGGCATCCCCTGGATGCACGCCGCCATGAGCCGGCTTTACCAGTTGGGCGAGTTCGACGAATCCGCCCTCATCGCCGCCCGCATTGGCGCCGATAAGGCGATGCTGCTGGAAGACCCGGAAGGCATGGTCGCCGACTCCGTGGCTGATGGCGCGCTGCCCGGAGACAACGGCGACGACT